TATCATATCTTTGCTAACTTTGTTCATAGCGATACCGCCATCAAGAGCAAAGTATTCTGCTGTGCCACCTGAGCCATCATCTGATCTAAAGATTATATCGCCATCATCTGTTGAATTTTGGATTGTTAGATTACCTACAAAGTTTTTAATTTCTGAATTTGTAGCGTCATGTCTAATTTGTAAATCATCATTATTACCAAATGTTAAATATATTTCGTCAGCTACTCTTAAGTTTTTAAATGTTTTTATTCTGGTATCACTACCATCAAACTGCATATAGTTAGTTACTCCGCCACTTCCATCGTCTGTTTGTATTATAATATCCTTATCATCTGCCGTATTTTGTATGTAAAAATCACCAACTTTATTTATTAAATAAGTATTACTGCCATCATGTTTCCATTCTGCATCGCCACCGCTACCTACTCTTATAGGTACGTTATCTAATGCTATAAATTCTTTTGCTACTGAAATTCTTGTATGGCTTCCATCTATTGTCATATAGGTAGCGACACCACCTGAGCCGTCATCTGATTGGAAGATAATATCCTTGTCATCAGCAAAGTTTTTGATGTATAAATCACCAGTATCGTTGTTAATGAATGAGTTTGTCCCGTTATGGTATATCTGTAAATCTAGCCCTGTGCCTAGCTTCAATATTTTGCTGTCAGCTAAAAGAACATCGTCACCAAAGGTAGCTTCTCCATCTTGTGTAAATGATAGTGCGTCTACTGGACTATTTTGATTTTCTGATCTGAATATTAATTTGTTAAGATTTCCATTGCCCGAACCTTCATAGAAGAATCGCCAACCAACTCCGCTCCCATCGCCACTATTACCAATATAAATTGCAGCATCAGCACTATTTAAACCACTACCGCCTATATAGAGTTTGTCGGTTGATTGTGCTGCACCTGTTCCACTTAAAAATTCAATCTGTCCTGTAGCTGTAATATCGGCGATATTTACTAAATTTCTACTACTGTCAACAATGTAAGTACCATTTAGTTGATAGCCCGAACTATTAACAAACCCTGAAGCTGCGTATATGTTTCCTGCGACATGGAGCTTTTGTGAAGGCGAATCAGTTGCGATACCAACGTTACCAGACTGTTCAATAACCATAACTTTATTACCTGAAGTCCCAGTAGAATCTTCAAAAGATACAGCTTGTGGGGTAGTACGATAATACATAGACATACCATCAGATTGACCACTAGCATAATCAAACTGTAGGCCGTGTGGCCCTCCAGATGAACTTTGGCCATCTCCAAGTGTAATAATTGCATCACTACCACCTATTAACAGACTTGTTTGGTTATTAACTTCTCCACCAAATATTTTTGCACCATAAGTTGTCGTTTCAAACTTTTTACTATTATTATGATATAGTTCTACTGCGCCATCTGGAATAAATTTTGCACAGTTTTCATTACCTGCTGCATTTTGTATTCTTGTTTCACTACCTAAAATTGCTAAAATTCCTGTTCCCGTATCTTGAATATAGCTATCTGTACCATTGTGATAGATTTTTAAATCAGCACTAGTACCTATTTGTAGTTCTACACTGTCATTAAATTTTAAAGGATTAGTTGTAAACCTAGTTGAACTATCTGATCCATCTATAAAGAAATATGTAGTAACTCCGCCTGAACCATCATCTGATTTAAAGTATATATCACTATCATCAGCTTGATTGGAAATATTTATATGACCATTTGCAGCTATGATATGATTATCAGTGCCATCGTGTTGTATATAAAAATCACCGCCATTACCAAACTGAGCTCTTTGGCTATCAAAAAGTTGTATATGTTTTTCAAATACTGTCTTTGATTGACTACCGTCTAGTCTAAAATAAGTAGTAAAGCCACCACTTCCATCATCAGACCTAAACACAATATCTTTGTCGTCTGCTTTGTTAGTAAGGTAAAAATCACCAGTTAGGTTATCAATTACTGAATCTGTTCCATTATGATAAAACTGAAAATCAGAACCAGTACCTGAGATAAACTTAGTGCTATCTGGTACGTGAAGTGTATGACTGAAATCAAATCTATCTGAAGAAGCGTCCCAAAGTATTGTAGCATCGTTACTTGCGTCTACTGCGTCTTGTATTGTTATACCTGCTCCATCTGCAGAAGCTGAAGTATCTCCTGAACCTTTATTCAGAGTTATATTCTTATCTTCTACATCTAATGTTGCAGTATTTAGTGTTGTGCTTGTTCCGTTTACTGTAAGATTACCAGTGATAGTAGTATTACCTGTTACTGTTGCATTACCTGCAACTTCTAGTGATGTGCCATTAATTAATTCTAGTTTATCTGATTTAAGTCTTGCTGATATATTATTTGCACCAGCTTTCTTTGTCATAAACTCTATAATACCATCTTCAGTAGTATCACTTGCGTCTTGTATTTTACCTGTAATTTTTGCATATAGAACACTTTGATCGGCATCATTTTCACCTGTAAATTTAATCTGACCCAAATAGTCTGCATCTGCTGCTGAACCTGTGTCTCTATTAAACTCAAGTATTGGACTTGCTAAAGCACTATCCTCTGTGCAGTTCAATAATAGTGAAGCTGTGCCATCAACTGCATTGTTTGTTATTTCTACTTGTCCTGTTGCGGCAACTCTAAAGTAATGTCCGCTTCCGTTCTCTGCTCTGATTGCATAACCACTATCTTGTCTAATGTCTAGTTTTGCAGCGGCACTTGTGTTACCGATCATAACGTTACCTGAGCTGTCTATTCTCATACGTTCAGAACTATTGGTAAATACACCTAATGCAGAATTTGCTACTCTGGCAAAACTTGGGTTTGCATCTGGCACTGAAGTATGTGTACCAACTAATTGTAAAACACCATTTAAAGTTAATTCAGCAGGGGTTGAGTGTGTTGATGTACCAATCATTAAATGACCTGAACTGTCAATTCTCATGCGTTCTTGCATATTATTGGTTTCAAAAATTAAATCATCAGTAGAGGTGTATTCCAAACCACCTCTTGTAGTATCACTTGCATCACCAAAAGTTAAGAAAGCTGATTGACCATCATCAGAATTTATTTTTACTTGTGCAATAGTATCTTTTAAATGTAAGATAGAACTTGGTGATGTTTCTCCAATACCAACATTACCACCTGTAGTTATAGTAAATCTTGTAGTTGTACCAGTTACATCTCTAATTTGAAATTTATCTGCATCTGAATTATCTATTCTGACAACATATTCTCTTTCGGAAGTATTAAATCTTATAAATGGATCAGTAGATGTATCAGTGATTGTCATATCACCAGTAAGTGTTAGTGTAGAGCCATCAAAGGTAAGATTTGCTTCACCGTTTAAGGAATCTGCATCACTTGCTGTTATAACTCTATTGTTCGCAAAGTTTGCTATGCTATCTACTACTCCACTACCACTCGTTACAGTAGCAAAAGTTAAGTTACCAGAACCATCTGTTCTTAATACTTGATTTGCTGAACCGTCTGATGTTGGGAATGTGTATGCTGAGTTAAATGTAATAGCACCTGTATTTGCTATACTTAGTCTTGTAGTACTATTTGATTTTAAATCTAGTCTATGGTTTGATGAAGTACCTAAAACACCTGCTGAAGCTTGTGCTTGTCCAAACACTACTGCTCCACTTGCTCTTTCTATTTTTAGGTCTGCATTACCTGTGTCCTTAATATGTAAATTTTCATCTGGTGAATTTGTTCCTATACCTACATTACCTGACTGATTAACTGTAAAAATTTCTGTTGTTGCATTTCTAATAATAAAACGAGGTACTCCTGATGAAGCTGTTGCATCAAAACCATAAACTCCATCATCGTCATCTAAGAAAAATTTAACTCGTCTATTATTACTACCCTCCATAACATTGAGAGTAAGAGCAACTTCTTCGGCATCTGTTGTAGAACCTACTACAAGATTTCTATTAACTGTGCCTACTGTTGTACCATTAGTTGTACCGATAAAGAAATTACCACCACTAGTCCATCTTCCATAATTTGTGGTTGCAGAGCCATTATGACCTTGGAATAAAATAGTACCAGTATTTGTATTATTTCTTGACCTTATGTAGGCGCTTCCACCGTCTTGACCAAATATTCCAAATTGATTAGTACCGTCAGAATCTTGTATTCTAATTTTTGCATCACTATTTGTAATATGTAAAGGCGCTCCAGGTGAGGTTTCTCCTATACCTACATCTCCATCAGATTTAATACGTATACGTTCTGCATCATTTGCAAATAAACTAAGATCATTGCCAGTAGCACCATACCCATGTAGTGTTGCTGAAGTAGAATCATCTGCAAGTTGAATATATGCAGTTGCGTCTGTGCTTGTAAACTTAGCAACTCTATTAGTTGTACCTGAATTGACTTGTAATTTGACACTTGGTGAAGTAGTTCCAATACCTACAAGACCTGCTTCAGTTATTCTCATTCTTTCATTTGTTGTGCCAGTTTGACCAATAAATCTCAATGCGTTATCAAACTGAATGAAAGCTGTATCTGGAGCAGTGCCAGCTCCAGAACGTACCACACCCATTGTAAGACTTTCAGGTGTGTCATTTGTAACTCTTATGCTTGGTGTTGAACTGCTTGAGGATTCTGATATATGCAGTTTTGTGGCTGGAGAGTCAGTTCCCATACCTACAAGGCCTCCATCTTTGACTGTAAGACCAGCAGTACCGCCTGAATATATTTTTACTTTGTCAGTTTCAAATTGTAAATAATCTCCATTTGTAACACTATTACCAAAAATAAAAGTATTACCGCCTGCATAAACATCAGAACTAGAGAATACATGGCCTGTGGCATTGATTTGTCCTACCACATCAAGAGGAACTGTTGGATTAGTTTTTCCGATACCAATACGACTATTGGTAGTGTCTATATGAAGAATATCATTATCATGAACTGCGACAATACTATCATCACCTTTTTTGATGTAAACGGCACCGTCAGCGGTATTAATCGCTATTTCACCGAGTGCTAAATCTGAACTGCCAGGTTTATTACCTGCAACGCTAGAACGTTTTAATTGAATTGTCTGTGCCATATGTATGTATTCCTTAATTGCCTATATAGGCGGAAAGGTGAAACTTAGAAAGTTCCACCATCAAGTACGTCTGCCCATCTTGCATTTCCTGCTGTATCCATAGATAGCAGATATGTGTATGCTGTTGCTGAGCCTGACGGTTTTACGTGTCTTGTATATCCTCCGTTGGAAGCTGCACCGAGTAGTATATCACCAACTGCGGTTGCGGTTACTCCTTTAATTCTAAGTGCGTCACTATTAACTTCTAAAGTAACATTATCGTCATTTACATTGAGTGTATTGCCAGACTTACTTAATGCGTCTCCTGCAATAACTTGACCTGCACCTGAGAATTGTGTAAATACTAAATCTGTAGTATCTAAAGTAATTGTGTCATTTGTTGTAAGTACAAATCCATTATCACCGTTTGTAGTACCTTCTTCAACAAACATAAACATACCAGATGTAACTTCTGCTGATACATTTGCATCTCCTGCCCTTGCTGGATTACCACCAGAAGCGACTGCTACGTATATACCGTTTTGTGAAGCGTCTGACTGGTCTTTAAGAAGTACTCTATCTCCTGCTACAAGAGTTACACCATCAATTGCATCTCCTGCTTCTAGTCCTGAAGAACCATTTGTTAGAGATACGTTTGCTGTTGAAGCTACTCTTACTGAGTCTTTAATATCAAGTGCTTGTTTTACACTATCAACGTATGCTTTTGTAGCTGCGTCTTGTGCTTGTGTTGGATCAGTAACATTTACTATTCTTGAACTATTTACATCAACTGTACCTGATCCATTTGGATTTAGTGAAATATCTCCACCTGAGTTTGTACTACTAATTTCATTACCATCTATTCTAATGTTATCTACATCTAATTGAGTAACTCCTGCGATTGCAGTAGTAGTTGAACCAAGTGTTAAAGTGCTTGAACCTAAGGTAATATTCTTTGCGGTAACTGCACCACTTGAAACTGTAAAGTTTGCATTTGCAAAGGAAGCGACACCTTTATTTGAAGTGCTTGCATCTTCTGCTGCTATTGTGATTGTGTCGTCTGATACAGTTGTATCGATCCCTTCTCCACCTGTAAAGGTTAAAGTACCACCAGTACTAAATGTATCGTTACTACCTGAGTCTGCTGATAGTGTAAAGCTTGATGTTACAGTAGCAAATTCTAAGTCTCCATTTGAGTCTTTTCTTAAGAACTGTCCTGTTGAACCTGAACCATTTGTAGGGAAAGCAAATCCATCAATATTAACTTGACCATCGCCGTCTGGTAATAGATTAATATTTCCATCTGTGTTTGTTGATCTAAGTGCATTACCATCTACACTTAAATTATCTACATATACTGCTGCAAATCTAAATGAAGAAGTACCTAGTGCTAATCCTTGATCTGTAGAAGGAAATAAATTTGTAGCACTTAGTTTTAGTTCATCTGATCCTGCTACTTTAAAATGTATTTGATCATCTGTATCTGCTGTAATACTTGTATCACCGTCTGCGTCAAGTATTAGTTCATTTCCATTTAAGTCTAAGTCTTTTCCTGCAACGATTTTTTCTGCGCCATTTGTAGTATCAAATGTCATATAAGCATTAGAACCTTCTGTAATTACAAAAGAAGTTCCACTATTATCTATAATAACTAATTCATGTGCTGCTCCAGCGATACTAATTGATCCTGTTGCTGAAGATATTGTAATGTTGCCTGAACCAGAGGAAATTGTATTTCCATTAAGTTGTAAGTTATCTACAAGAAGATTATCTATCTTGCTGTTTGAATCTACTATAAGTGCTGAACTTGCTGTTAGCGTACCCGCTGTGTGGTCGAGCATATTTACATATAACTCTCCACCAATCGTTGTTACTGCCGCTGATTGCGGGTGTCCTATAAATAACTTATCGCTAGAACTAGAGTAAGCTAATTCACCAGCGGAAAGTGACCCAGGAGCGCTTGTAGTATTACTTCGTTTGATTTTAAAGGTCTGTGCCATAATTTTATCCTATTGACGTCTAGAAGCTCCCTGCGTCTAGTATGTCCATTGTACCTG